CTACAGTTGGCGCAATCTAATCCGCAGATTCACAATTTGCATGAGGCATACAAGCGTATGTATCAGGCTCTTGAGGTGCAGAACATTGATGAGATTCTGCCTGCTAAAAAAGAACCGCAACCCACGAGTCCCAGCATTGAGAATGCAAAGGGGATGCAGGGCGAACTACTGACGGCGTTTCAGCAACAAGATCATGATGCACACATCATGACTCACATTGCGTTCATGAAACTGCCGTTGGTCTCCACTTCTCCTAATATTTATGCTATATTCATGGGGCATCTTCAGGATCATATATCCATGAAGGCACGTTTGACTGTGATGGCTCAAGTCCAAGAACAGCAAGCGCAGGCGCAGCAAATGGCATTGGCCGCTCAAATGGGTGCAGTAGACCCGATGATGGCGCAACAACAAATGCAAGCAGCATCTGCGATGACTGAAGAGATGGTTGAAGCCGAGGTCGCAAGACTAGAAGCACAGTTTACTCAGGAAATCATTCAGATGCTTGCACCGCCAGAAGGTGGGCAAGATCCGCTTGTTGCAATCCGGCAGCAAGAACTTGCTATCAAGGCAGCTGAGTCTCAGCGCAGAGCGCAACAAGACGCGGCAGAACTTGATTTGGAACGCCAGAAGCTCCAGCAGAGGGCCACTACTGACGCAGCGCGAATCGAACTCCAAGAGGAGATCGCGGAAGACAGGGCAGATGTGAATAGGGAACGCATCCAGACCCAGCGTGAGTTGGCGATGCGTAGAGGGTAATTGGATCCAGTAAGTGCTATGGCTACCGCTACGGCGGCATTTGGAGCCATCAAAAAAGGGTTTGCGATAGGACGGGACATCGAGTCGATGGTATCCGACCTTTCGCGTTGGATGGGTGCGATATCTGACCTAGACCAAGCCGAAAAAGAAGCCAAGAATCCCCCCATATTTAAGAAGCTGTTCGCAGGTAAGACTGTCGAACAAGAAGCTATGGAAGCCTTTGCGGCAAAACGAAAGGCCGCAGCACAGCGTGACGAGCTTAAACAGTGGATCGGCCTGACACTGGGCAAGTCTGCTTGGGATGATTTGGTTCGCATGGAAGGCCAAATTCGCAAAAGGCGCCAAGACGCAATCTATGCACAGCGTGAAAAGCGCCGGAAGTTCGTAGAGATCATGGCATGGATTATTCTGATCAGCATTGGCATCGCCGTGTTGACTGCATTTGTCTTACTTCTTAAAGCTCACACAGCACAAGCGGCAGAACAAATGACAGTCTGTCGTAAGGTCAAGTGTGAGAAACTTGAAGACAAACAGATGGTCTGTGTTTTCAAAGGTCAAAACAACACCATTGAATCTATGTTTTTCTCTTATGGAGAGTTCATCCCCAACGAGTATCTTTGCAAATATGATCCAAACGCCCGTAGAGACCGGACAATACAGGAGACTCTCAAGGAGATACGGGAGAGTCAGAAGTGAGCAAGAAATTTCAAGAAGACACTGAATATGCCAAATATGACCTAGATGGTGACGGTGAAATTACAGATGAAGAACTAGAGCACGCTAAAGAAATCCGTGAAACAGAACGTGATCTGCGTAAAAGTTTGGCACAGCTTCGTATGGCTAGGTATACGCTAATCGGCATGGGAGTGTTCACCGCCGCTATGTTCACACCGTGGGTTTCGGTTGAACGAATTGAAGCGTTAAGTGAAATAAGTAATTTGTTTTATATCAGTGGGGCAGGCATCGTAGGTGCATATATGGGCACCACAGCTTGGATGAGCCGGAAATGATCGACGCCTTCTTGCTCTTGGTCTACTTGGGCACGGGTGACTTACGCAAGCTGGAGAGCGGCAATATGTATTTCTATTCGATCACAGAGTGCAATCATTTTGCAAAACAAGTGTCTAAAAGATACGGTAACTATGGTTTTGCAGATTACATGGACCCTAAAGATCGAGTCACGGCATACTGTGTTCCTAGACAAGTGAATCCAGATCAAGTAAAGGTGTATTGATGTTACAAGCACTTATCGGACCTGTCTCTGGCCTTATTGGGTCATGGATGGACTCAAAGACAGAAGAGCAACGCGGCAAGTCAGCAGTCGCCAAGGCAAAGGCTGAAGCCGAAGCCAAGGTGATGGTATCTGCCGCAACGTCAACGGCTGATTGGGAAAAGCTGATGGCGAAGGGCAGTCAGTCATCCTGGAAGGACGAGTGGCTAACAATTCTGTTCTCGATTCCGCTGATATTAGCTTTTGCTGGTGAGTGGGGCAGGACCATTGTTGCAGAGGGTTTTGCAGCTTTGGAGGTGATGCCGGACTGGTATCAATACACACTGGGTGTCATTGTAGCGGCCAGCTTTGGTGTTAGATCAGCAACAAAGTTCTTTGGAAAGAAGTAGGAGGGCATCATGCCACTGACAGAAAAGCAGATGAAGATTGCCCGTGTGGCAGAGCCTCGTGACAAGATCACCGGCGATGACTTCGCAGAACTTCGTAAGAACAGCAAGGCTGGCGGAGGCATTATGAGTTTTGCCACTGGTGGCGAAGTTGATGATCGCATTGTAGAACTTGAGGAGCTGCTTGAAAGCCCTGACGAAGATGTTCGCGATCTTGTTCGTTCTGATCTGTACAAAGAGCGTGATGATGTGAAGATGTTCAGCAAAGGCATGAGCGTGAACGCGCCGACCATGAGCCGTGGTTGCGGAGCCGTGCTGAAGGGCAAGAAGTTCAGCGGAACATTTTAATTGTCCGATGGATGTTGCAGACTTCGCAAAATATGTTTATAGGTTGTTGGAACAGCGAGAGGAGCAAATCGCTGACATTTTGACATCTGGTGGTGTTCAGAACTTTGATCAGTACCAGCGGTTGGTGGGAGAAGTACAGGGACTTGTCTACGCCAAGGAAGAAATCAAAACCCTGCTGGAGAGAAACGTAGACGATGGCGAAGACATTATACGTTCCTGATCATATGGCTAAATCAAAGGAGCCAGTATCCTCTGAGAGTGCCTATGTCGAATCAGACAAAAGAGTATTAGACCCAAACCTTCTTGATAAATCATTGAAAGAACGCCTGCCACAACCTACTGGCTGGCGGCTTCTTGTTATGCCGTATCAAGGTAAAGGCAAGACAGAGGGTGGCATTCTAATACCTGACCAGGCACGAGAGCGTGAGGCACTGGCTACCGTGGTGGCCTACGTCCTCAAGCTAGGTCCGCTCGCTTATCAAGACCCCAATAAATTTGGTGATAATCCAGACCCTTGGTGTGAAGAGGGTCAGTGGGTTTGTATTGGTCGCTATGCTGGATCCAGATTCAAGATCGACGGAGGCGAGGTTCGTATCATTAACGATGACGAAGTAATCGCCACCATACTTGAACCAGATGATGTGAAGCATGTCTAAGGAGGCGATCATGGCAGAACCTGAAGTACAAGTTGCTGAAGAAGAGGTTGAGGTCACCGTTGAGGCAGAACAAGGTGATACTCCAGTTCAAGAATCCTTAGACTTAAAAGGATCAGATCAGCCGGAAGTTTCCGTAGAAGAAACATCTGACGCTGACGAATTAGATAGTTACAGCAAGGGTGTGCAGAAGCGCATCAAGAAGCTGACTGAGAAGTATCGTTATGCTGAGCGCGACAAGGAAGAAGCTGCGCGGATTGCCGATGTTCTGAAAAAAGAGAATGAGCAACTCAAGACCAAGCTCAGTAATCTTGATCAAGGTTATCTTAGTGAGTACGGCACTAGGATTGACTCACAGCTTGCGACAGCTAAACAGGCATATAAGGAAGCGCATGATCGAGGTGACGTTGACGCGATGTTTGACGCGCAACAAGCACTCTCCAAGATCTCCATCGAACAGGAGCGATTCCGTCTCGCTAAACAGCGACAGGAACAGGAAGTCCCCGCACAGGCGCCGGTGCAGGCACAAGCAGAGACCGCATCGCCAGCTACAAAGCCAGATCCCAAAGCTGAGAAGTGGGCTGAAAAGAACGAGTGGTTTGGCGAAGATGAGATCATGACACAAGCCGCGTTTGTGATTCACAACAATCTTGTGAACGACGAGGGGTTTGACCCTACCGGCGAAGAATACTATGATGAATTGGACTCTCGTCTAAAGTCTCGTTTTCCAAATGAGCTTGGGAGTTCTCAAAACGGGGGAAGTACAAGGGTCGCCTCGGCTTCTACTTCCGCATCCCGCAGCAACAAGCAGGGGCGCAGGACTGTCAAGTTGTCACCATCACAAGTAGCTATGGCTAAGAAACTTGGTGTTCCTCTTGAAGAATACGCTAAGTATGTAAAGGACTAAGCTATGAGTGACACAAGACAACCACGGTCAGCACAGACACGCGAGAAAACAACGCGCAGAAAGCCTTGGGCACCACCCAATCGTTTAGAGGCACCTGATGCACCTGATGGTTACAGGCATCGTTGGATCAGGACAGCACTCAGAGGTGAAGACGACAAGATGAACGTCCACGCGAAACTTCGTGAGGGATGGGAACCAGTCAGAGCCGACGAGTATTCTGGACAGGACTATGCTGTGATCACTGATGGTGATCATGCGGGTATCATCGGAAACGGTGGGTTGATGCTATCAAGGATCCCTGAGGAGACAGCGCAGGAAAGAACCGAATATTACCGTGATCGGACACGCGAACAAATGACTGCTGTGGATCAGGACTTAATGAAGGAGCAACATCCTTCGATGCCTATCACTAACGAGAGGCAAAGTCGTGTAAGTTTTGGAGGCCGCAAAAGCGACTCCAAGTAACCATAGTATGAGAAGGAGTATATTCTCATGGCGAACATCAATGGAGCCTTCGGCTTGAAGCCGTATGGGATGCTGGGGTCAGCACCCAACTCTGTTGGTACGACTGAATATCGCATCGCGTCTGATAACTCCAACAGCCTGTTCCAAGGGCAACCGGTTATTCCGATTGCCGCTGGTGTGATTGACGATCTGCAAGCTGCCGCTGGCGGCTCAGTGTCAATTGTTGGTGTGTTCAACGGATGTGAATATGTCAGTTCTACCACCGGAGAAAAAGTTTTCTCGAACTACTGGCCTGGTTCTGGCGCGGATTCTAACTTCCCCGTCAAAGCCTTTTTGTATGACGATCCTTCAATGCTGTTTACAATTGCAACGTCTAATGTGCAGTCCGGCAACGATACTGAAGCCGAACTTCGCACGGCAGTGTTTGCTAACATTCAGCTTGCGAATGGTAACAGCGGTTCTACCGTCACAGGTAAATCCTCTGCTACTGCGGATCTGAATACCGTCGCTACCACCAACTCACATGCTCTGCGTATCATGGGGATTCTTGATGATCCTGAGAACGCAGACTTTTCGGCTGCTGGTATCCCACTAATCGTTCGTATAAACAACCACTTCAATGCTCCTACGGGTAGCATTGCACAGGGCACTGTTTCTACGACGGGCGTATAAGGAGGCTCAGTTATGGCTATTTCTCGCGCACAACTGGCGAAAGAGCTGGAGCCTGGCCTAAATGCTCTATTTGGAATGGAGTATGACAGGTACGAAAACCAGCACGCCGAAATCTTCACCACCGAGTCCTCAGATCGAGCATTTGAGGAAGAAGTTATGCTTTCCGGGTTTGGCGCCGCTCCTACTAAAGAGGAAGGTTCCGCCATCAGTTTTGATGATGCCAACGAAGCATTTACCGCTCGGTACAATCACGAAACCATTGCTCTGGCATTTTCGATCACAGAAGAAGCCGTAGAAGACAATCTCTATGATCGTCTGTCTTCGCGTTACACTCGTGCTCTTGCCCGTTCAATGGCTCACACCAAGCAGGTCAAAGCTGCCTCAATTCTTAACAACGGCTTCACCGCTGGCGCATTTGCCGGTGGCGATGGCAAGGCGTTGATGGCAACTGATCACCCGCTTACAAACGGTGGCACGTTTGCAAACGAGCCTAGCACTGCCGCTGATCTAAACGAGACCTCTCTTGAGGACGCTCTGATCAGCATCGCTGGCTTTGTTGATGAGCGTGGTCTGAAGGTTGCTCTTCGTGGAATGAAGCTCGTGGTGCCGCGTCAGCTACAGTTTGTAGCCGAGCGTCTCATGGTTTCAAACCTCCGCGTTGGCACCGCAGACAATGATGTAAACGCCATCCGCTCAATGGGTATGTTGCCTGACGGGTACACCGTCAACGACTTCCTGACGGACACGGATGCGTTCTTCATCATGACCGATGCTCCTCGTGGATTCCTTCACTTTGAGCGTGTGCCTCTGTCTACACAGATGGAAGCAGACTTCGACACTGGTAACATGCGCTTCAAGGCTCGTGAGAGGTACAGCTTTGGCTTCTCCGATCCACGTTGCGTATTTGGTTCACCAGGCGCATAACCCTAGTCCTCCAAGCTGGGTTGAAGGGCGGCTTTTCAGCCGCCCTTTTTTCTGTTAGCTTGATTATACCTTACGACATGTAGTTCCTCCCTAAACTCGGAGTCGCGCAATTTGCGACTCCATCTTTTTTCGTGTATGCTTGTGATATCCCTGACAGATCCAAGGTGGATCTGACACTAGCCACGACAGGAGATCTACATGGCTACCACTACCTTCTCAGGTCCAGTCCGTTCCAAAAGCGGATTCAAAGTAATTAATGAAAGCACCACCACAGGCGCGATCACTGAAACTGGTTTTTCTGTGAACGCCACCGGTCAGCTTATCTCTATGGGAACTCGCAAAATTCAATCTTTTGCTGGTTCTTTGGCGGCTACTGACGCAGCGTCAACCGCCTATGCAGATGGTGATTGTCTTGTTGAGTTGGGCACTTTAAATGTGGACGCGCCGGATGATTTGGTCACCCCCAGCAAAATCTTCATCCATCGAGCGTTGATTGGTATCACAACTGCTGCCGGTCAAACTCTGGCAGGCAACCTTGCTCTTAGTGCCACAAGCGGTACAGCTACAAATGCGGCTGTAAGCGGCACAGAGATCGTTGGCGCCGGTGTGACATCGTTCAACGAACAGCTAAGTGCTACGCAGTCAATTACTGAGATTGATATCAACTTCAACAACACTGCTGGCAACTATCACATCTTCGTTCCGAATGTGACCGCAGCTGTTGCGAATGTTCACTTGTACGCGCGAGCAACCACAACTGTTAACGCTGATATTACCGCCGGACGGTTTACCGTTGAACTAGAATACTCCGTTTACTAGGAGGATGTCATGGCTGGTGCTATTGTTGCAAAAACAGCGACCTCAACGGGCACGCTTTTAGGTGGGCGAACTCGACTGAAGTCATTCGTTGTGCGAACTGCAAGTAGTGGTTCTCCCGCCGCCGTTTTTAGAAACGGAAGCGGATCCGGTACAACTTTGTTGTCCATGACGTTTTTGACGGACGACGATACTCAAGTGACCATTCCAGAGCATGGAATGATCTTTGAAGATGGATGTCATGTTACGTTGACAAACATATCATCCATCACAGCCTTTTTTGGCTGATCGTCATGGCTAGGAAACGAGATAAACAGCCGCCTCGGAGTAAGAAATACTATCGCTCGACTAAGTCTGGCGCTGGTATGACCAAGGCGGGTGTTGCTCGTTATCGTAGAGAGAACCCCGGCAGTAAACTCAAGACAGCGGTAACCGGTAAAGTTAAGAAGGGTAGCGCAGCCGCAAAGAGACGTAAGTCTTTTTGCGCTCGTTCTGCTGGGCAAATGAAAAAGTTTCCCAAAGCAGCTAAGAACCCTAACAGCCGTCTCAGGCAGGCTCGTAGAAGATGGAAGTGTTAATGACTCCAGAAGAAGTGTTAAGGCAATTAGAGAAGCACGAGGAGTCGTGTGACAAGCGTTATGCCGAGATTCAACGTCAGTTGGATAAACTTGACATGCGTCTGTGGGGCATTGCGGCTTTGATAGTAGCTACAGCTTTGGCGAATAGGTTTTTGTAGTGGCGATCAGCAGATCACAGATGAGTAAACAGATTAGTAAGCCAGGAGGGAAAAAGATGCCCAAAGACGCTTGTTATCACAAAGTAAAGGCTCGTTATAAGGTTTTTCCGAGCGCATATGCTTCAGGGGCTATCGCAAAATGTCGAAAAGTAGGAGCGGCAAATTATGGAACTGGAGGAAAAAGTAAAAAGTCTAAAAAGAAGACTCGACGTTCTAAACGCAAAGGTAAGACCTTCTAATGAAAGTGAAAACGACAAGACCAAAGCGGAAGTTCCGAGGCAAGAAAGTGTCTGGGACAGCCGTAGCTCGTGGTTGCGGGAGGGTCTTACCAAATCGAAGGAAACGGACTAAAGGCGCGGTGGAGCAATCCTGATGGCGGTTAGGAAGACAAAAGCTGGACTCGCACTCAAGCGTTGGTTCAAAGAAGATTGGAAGGATGTCCGCACGGGCAAGAAGTGTGGACGCCAGAAAGGAGAAAAACGTGGTGTCCCTTATTGTCGCCCCTCAAAGCGGGTTTCTTCAAAGACACCCAAAACAACGAAAGAGTTGTCTGCCAAAGAAAAGAAGTCGCGTATTTCGCAGAAGAAGCGGTTGGGACAGCCTGCTGGTAAGCCTAGGCGCGTCAAGGCTGTACGCAGAAGAAAGAAGAAGTAATTGATGCAAGAGGCTGTGATTAAAGAGTTGAAAAGGTGGTCGGCCTCTGTCTTGGAAAAGACAAACGAAAACTACAATGGCCTGCCAGCTTGTCCCTTTGCGCGTAGAGCTTGGGCTGAAGACAAAGTAGGGTTTTTGTTCAAAGAAACAGACGAGTGGGACAGCTTGTATTTGGCTATAGAAGACTGGGACGACTCAAAGGAAGTGGTCATATTGGTAGACCACTGTTACCCAGAATTAGATGATATGTATGTTTTTTTAGATGAGATGAACAAAGATATTGCGGATGGCGTGTTTGCTACCAAGGATATGTTTTTGATGGGGTTTCATCCAGATGCAGAGGATAACGATCTGTTGGACGATGAAATAGAGATGACTGATGAGGAGCCTTATGCGATGATCTTTTTGCAACGATTGAGTAAGTTGCAAGAGGCTTCGGATCAGTTGAGGGAGAAGGGTTACTATAATACTTGTGAAGATTATTATAACGGCTCTTCTTTATATCAGCAGCGGCAGGACTATTACAGGAGATTAAAATGCCAGGTGCAATGAAGAGAATGAAGAACGGCAAGAAGATGATGCGTGGCGGCGGCGCGGTTCGCAAAAAGGTGATGATGCGTGGCGGCGGCATGGTTGCTAAAAAGAAAAAGGCCGGTTTCCGTGGTGGCGGACGGGTTAAAGCAAAGAGATAAACTGATATGGCAACATCTAACTCCAGAGATTTTGATCTTGATGTAGCTGAGATCATAGAAGAGGCATATGAGCGGTGCGGATTAGAGGTTCGCACTGGTTACGATGCTCGAACAGCTAGACGTTCTATGAATCTGATGTTCGCAGACTGGGCGAATCGAGGTCTTAATCTCTGGACTGTGGCGCAAGGCACACAGGCATTAACGTCTGGAACAGCCACATACACGTTGACATCTAACTTTGCAGATCTTCTTGAGGTCATCGTAAGAGATAGCAGCAACACTGATTTGCCTTTGACCAAGATATCCAGAGGTGACTATCTCAACTTGACCAACAAGACTACGACTGGTCGTCCTACGCAGTACTTCTTTGATAGACAAACCACACCAACAATTACCTTGTGGCCTACTCCTAACGACTCTACGGAGACGTTGGTGTTTTATTACGTTAATCGCATACAGGATGTTGATACGCTTCAAAACACGACAGACGCGCCTTTTCGGTTTTTGCCGTGCATGGTGGCTGGTCTAGCGTACTACACAGCTATGAAGAAAGCGCCTGAAAGGGTGCAGCTCTTGAAAGTCGTGTATGAAGAAGAGTTTCAACGAGCCGCAGATGAGGACGAAGATCGTGTATCACTCAAGCTGCAACCTAGTATTCAGTATTTGAGGGTGTGATGGCTAGGTACGCTTCAGGCAAAAACGCATACGGCATATCAGATCGCTCTGGCTTTCGTTATCGGTTGAGAGACATGCGAGAGGAATGGAACGGCTTGCTCGTTGGACATGATGAGTTTGAAGAAAAACATCCTCAACTTGAGCCAAGTCGTGTTGTTGCGGACGCTCAAGCATTGAGAAATCCTCGTCCAGATACTCGTAACAGCATCCCAGAGACTGTTCAGATTCCTATTTTTGACATGGTCAACCTAGTTTTTACAGAGACCCCCAGAGCGAAAGCACTTCTAGGTGAGGTCACAGTGAGTGTGTCATGACCTATACATATACAGAGCTAAAAACAGCCATAAAAGATTACACTGAGAATCAAGAAACCACCTTTGTATCACACCTCTCAGACTTCATATTCACGGCTGAAGAACGCATATTCAAAAGCGTTGACTTAGATTTCTTTCGTAAAAATGTAAATGGAACTACCACATCAAGTAATCAGTTCTTGGCAGTGCCTACGGACTATCTTGCGTCGTTCAGTCTTTCAATAGTCAATTCTGGAACCAGAGAGTTCTTACTCCAAAAGGATGTAAACTTCCTACAGGAGTATAGTCCTGACACCACAGCTACGGGGGTTCCCAGGTATTATGCACTGTTTGATTCGGACAACTTCATACTGGCGCCCACACCAAACGGCGCTTACACCGCAGAGCTTCACTATTACTACCGACCTAGCAGTCTAACGGTTAGTCAGTTTTTGCTTACGCTCAGTAGCGTAAGCGGCACTTTTCAAGCTGGCGAGACCATAACAGGCGGCACCAGTGGTGCAAGCACTACGATTGCGTCTGTAGCTACGTCCACAACATTCAACATTGTAATACCAAACATAGATCTTTCAGTTGGCGAAACGGTAACTGGTGGCACCAGTGGCGCCACAGGAACCGTCGTGTCTACAAGCTCTGACACAACCATGACTTGGTTAAGTGAAAACGCACCAAATGCTATTTTGTACGGCAGTTTGATTGAGGCATATACCTTTATGAAAGGTGAACCGGATGTCATGAAGATGTACAGCGACAGATTCTCTGAATCGCTGATTAGGTTGAAAGATTATGCAGAGGCAAGAGAAAACGCCGATGCGTACAGAGACGGGTTGGTAAGAAGAGTCAGAACATGAATGTTGCCATTGTGGGGCTTGGGGGCAGCTATGCTGATTACATAGCTGCTCGAGTTGCTTCTTATGAGTTTGATGAAATATGGGGCATCAATTGCATCGGAGGCATTATTCATGTTGATAAGACTTTTATGATGGATCCGGTGTCTAGGTTTCTAGATTCGGAAAACGCGGGGTCTCAAACCGGCATTGCTCGTGAATTTTTAAAAACAAACAAAAAACCTATCATAACTTGTCAGTTGGACAAGCGCGTGAAACACCTTGAATTGTACCCACTCAAGGAAGTAGCGACAGATCTAAAGTTTTGTTATTTTAACAACACCGTTGCCTACGCTGTTGCTTATGCAATTTGGTCAAAGGTAACTAAAATTTGTCTGTATGGCATAGATTACACCTACAAGAATGTAAGCATGGCAGAATCTGGTCGCGCTTGTGTTGAGTTTTGGTGTGCCATCGCTGTTTCAAGAGGCATCAAGATAG